CTCTATTCCATATTCCCGACGGCGGTTGCCAAGTTTGAACTCGGGCGCGACTTCAGCCCCGAGGAAACTGCCTTTGTGGACTCGCAAGAGACGCACAAGAACCAAGGCAACACGACGAGCAACGACCGCTATGTGCTGCGCCACGACACGATGGCAAACCTCAAGGCGTTCGTAGAAGCGAGCGTCCATGCGTATCTACAAAGTATCTACGCGCCGAAAAACGAGGTCGGCTTACGCGTGACGCAATCGTGGCTCAACTACTGCCAGCCCGGTCAATGGCACCACAAGCACGCGCACCCCAACAGCTTCATCAGCGGCGTCCTCTACATGAAGGCCGCACGCGAGCGCGACAAGATCTATTTCTACCGCGACGGCTACCAGCAGATCAAAGTCCCGACGAACGACTGGAACCTGCACAACTCAGAATCGTGGTGGTTTGAAGTCGGTGCCGGTGACTTGATGCTGTTTCCCTCGCACTTGACGCACATGGTGGAAGCCGTGCAGCAGGAGCGGGTATCGCTATCGTTCAACACTTTCCCGGTTGGTTATGTCGGGGAAGAAGAATCGCTAACGGCGTTGCATCTTGAGAACCCTCAAGGCGCAGCGTAATGACTTTCCAGAGTTTTACGCGGAGTACAGTATTGATGATCTAGGGATATTCATGGACAAACTGCCGGTCGCCTTTTTGCCAATCATCAAGGCCGACATTGAGCAGCGAGGCATGGTTCACCCGATCATCATTTTCAGTCCTTACGAGCAGTACCAGACCGACCCGAATCCGGTGCTGCCCGCAAAGACGAGTTGGAGGCGAGAGATACTGCGGGTGTACATGGGACACAAAAGGGTGTGGGTAGCAAGGGAGTTAGGTTACTCGCACATTTCTGCGTACCATCTACGGACGGACAAGCAGGCCCGAGCGTTATGCGGGCATACGACGATTAGAGAGTTTTGCCCAAATTGAGGATTTAATCATGGCCCACTTTGCCAGAATTGACGAAAACAACGTGGTTCAGCAGGTCATCGTTGTCGCTAACAAGGACACGGCTGACGCTGACGGCAACGAACTGGAAAGCATCGGCGTGGCGTTCTGCCAGAAGCTGCTCGGCGGCAACTGGAAGCAGACGAGCTACAACGGCAACATCCGCAAGCATTACGCCGGGATCGGCTACAAGTACGATGCCGCGCTGGATGCGTTCATCCCGCCGCAGCCGTATCCGTCATGGACGCTCGATGCCGACTGCAACTGGCAGGCTCCGGTGCCGATGCCCGCTGACGCTGGCACGGGCGAACCGCCCAAAATGTATACTTGGGACGAAGCTGCCCAAGCATGGGTTTCGGCTCCGCAGGAGTAAGCGATGGCAGAGTCACGCGCAGCAGAAGTCCTTGAGGGCTATGACCGGCTGAAGGGTGCGCGTGGCACTTGGGAGCAGCATTGGCAAGAAGTCGCCGAGCGCGTCTGGCCGACGATGGCCGAGATGACAGGCTGGCGCACGCCGGGCGAGAAACGATCAGAGAAGATCTTCGACTCGACCGCCCAGCGCGCCTTGCCGCGATTTTCTGCTGCAATGGATTCGATGCTGACGCCGGCCACCCAGATGTGGCACGGACTGCGTACCGGCATCCCAGAGCTCGATGACAACGTGGCTGTGCAGCGTTGGTGTGATTCCATACGCGACATCTTGTTCCGCCAGCGATATGCGCCGACTGCGAACTTTGCGAGTCAGGCATTCGAGTGCTACATGAGCCTAGGTGCATTCGGCACCTCTGCGCTCTTCATCGACGAGATTCCCGGCGTGACGCTGCGATACCGCGCGATCGCGCTCTCTGAGTTAGTCATCGATCTTGACCATACTGGCCGCGTCGACACCGTGTATCGCTGCTTCCAGCTTACGGCGAGACAGGCGATGCAGATCCCCGGCTGGGCTGACAAGCTGCCGCGTGGCATCAAGTCCTCGGCTGAGGCGCGTGCAAACGATATGTTTGAGTTCGTGCATTGCGTGAAGCCGAACGGCGACTATGTGGCCGGTCGAGCTGGCCCACAAGGCATGCGCTATCAATCGCGCTACGTCTCCCGTGAGGGGCAAGTGTTGCTCGATGACAGCGGCTATCGATCGATGCCGTATGCAGTCGGGCGCTACGTCACCGGGCCGCGTGAAATTTATGGGCGGTCGCCCGCGATGGAGGCTCTGGCCGACATCAAGTCTCTGCAAGAGATGGAAAAGACCATGCTTCGGATGGCGCACCGCATGGTCGACCCGCCGCTCATTCTCGCCGAGGAGGGCGCCCTTAATGCGTTCTCGGTGCGCCCTAATGCATTGAACTACGGCTACCTCCGCGAGGACGGCACGCCGCTGGTTCAACCGCTGCAGACGGGAGGCAATCTGCCGATCGGCATTGAGATGTCGGATCAGAAGCGCAAGGCGGTGAACGATTCCTTCCTTGTGACGCTGTTCCAGATCCTTGTCGAGAGTCCTCGCGTGATGACCGCGACCGAGGTGCTGCAGCGTGCGCAGGAAAAAGGCGCGCTGCTTGGCCCGACGATGGGCCGTCAGCAGTCAGAGTTCCTTGGCCCGATCATCGACCGCGAGCTCGACCTTCTTTCGGCTGGTGGCGATCTGCCGGTGCCGCCTCCGCAGCTCATGGATTACATCATGGGCGGTGGCGAGATCCTGCCGAAGTACACCGGCCCGCTCGCCCGGCTGATGAAAGCCGAGGAGGCCGCGGGCATTCTGCGCACGATTGAGGCGATCCTGCCAGTCGCGCAGGCGTCTGGCGACATGACGGTGCTGCGCCGCATCAATGCGGATCAGGCGGTCAAGGTCATTGCCGAGGCCAACAATGTGCCGGCAAAGGCGCTGCGTACCGACGAAGAGCTCGAAGCGATGGACGCCGCGCAGCAAGAGGCCGCGCAGATGCAGCAGCTTTTGGCCGCGGCTCCGGTCGCAGGGCAGGCCGCGGAGAGGTTTGCAAGGGCGGAGCAGATCGCTGCGTCTGCCCCAAGACGAGCTGTGCCGGGAATCTAAGTCATGGCGAGCGATAACGACATTCTTGGAATGCGTTTGGATTTGCTGCATGAGGATGTCGGTGAGATCAAGACCGCTCTCGGCAAACTGTCGGACGCGATCACAAAGCTCGCGCTGGTCGAGCAGAGCCAGTTACAGACAGCCGAGGCGCTGGAGCGCGCATTCAAGGCCATTGAGCGCGTCGAGAATCGGCTGATGAAACTTGAGAGCGCCAACGTGAAAAACAGCGAATCGGCCAAGTGGGTCGACCGCGCTGCCGGCGCAATCATTGCCGGCCTCGCGGCGGCTGGGCTCAAGGCGCTTGGAGTATTCTGATGGATCTATTCGAGATCTTTACCAGAGCATGGCCGGTGATCCTCGCGGTTATTACGCTCATCATCGTGCTGTCGAAGCTCGATCTGCGCGTTGCTGTGCTTGAGGAAAAGGTCAAGTCGCTGTTCGATTTGATCAACAAGAAGTAGGCAATCCCATGATGACGATGATTTCAACTTTCCTGTCGTTTCTCGCTGGCGGTTTGCCCAAGATCCTCCAGATCTTCCAAGACCGACAGGACAAGAAGCATGAGCTCGCTTTGGTTGCCGCGCAGAAAGAACGGGAGCTTGCCCTTGCTGAGAGGGGTTTTATCGCTCAAGCGAGAGTCGAGGAAATCAAGCTAGAGCAGATCCAGACGCAGACTGCTGGCGAAGAGCGTCAGGCGTTATATGCCCACGACATGGAAATCGGTAAAGGCGCGAGCCAATGGATGATCAATCTGCGTGCCTCGGTGCGCCCGGTCGTGACCTACATCTTTGTGCTGGAGCTGGTCGCGCTGAACGTGGCTGGCGTTTGGTACGCCTATACAACTGGCATCCCGTTTGCGGTTGCAATGGACAACGTATTCAGCGATGACGAAATGCTGATCCTGTCCTCAATAATTGCATTCTGGTTCGGAACACAAGCGTTCAAAAAGTGAAGGTTTCTGACGCCGCGATCCGTATGATCAAACACCATGAGGGTGTTAGACTGCGCGCGTATAGGTGTCCGGCCCTACTATGGACAGTCGGGGTCGGCCACGTTATAGATCCAAAACACGCAACCATCCCATTCAATGAACGGCGCAATTTACCGATACCCGATGGCTGGGATCGCCAGCTCTCGATGGGAGAGGTGGACGCTATCCTTGCTCAAGACCTTGCGCGGTTTGAGCGCGGCGTGGCCCGACTTTGCCCTGCTGCTCTTGGCGATCAAGGCATCTTCGACAGCCTCTGCAGTTTCTCCTTCAACGTGGGCCTCGGCAATCTGCAACGCTCTGGGTTGCGCATGAAAACGAATCGCGGCGAATTTGAGGAGGCAGCGCAGGAGTTTCTGAAATGGACAAAGGGCGGCGGCAAGGTTCTTCTGGGACTGGTAAAAAGAAGGCGCGACGAAATGGCGATGTATCTGTCGTACAGATCTTCGACGGCGCGTGGTACAGAATAAAAGGCTACACGCACACGGAATGCTGCGACTGCGCGCTGGTGCATAAAGAGGAAATTAGGCTGGTCGACGGCCATCTGGAATGGCGCGCCATGCGAGACGACAAGGAAACCGATAGACGTCGGAAAGAACTTGGAATCAAGGTAACTCGTAGGTAGATCATGCCCAAGGCAGCTTGTTCGGATGACGAATTCATATCCATTTGGAATCGGCTGGGAAGCCCGATAAAGGTTGCGAAGTTCCTCGGCGTCAGCGATCGAGCTGCGCAAGAAAGGCGTCGCAGGATTGAGCTGCGCTGCGGTGTGCATCTCGTAACCAAAGAGCGCAACCGTCCGGTATCTCAAGATGAGATGAAGGGCGCAAGGCTCGACGCGGTTGCTGCCGAGCGTGCGCGCAGGTACGAAAAAGACATGACGATGGATCTTGAGGACGGGGTCGTACTGGTGGCCTCCGACTGCCACTATTGGCCGCAGGTGGTAACGCCAGCGCATGAGGCGTTCTGCAGACTGGCAAAGGCGCTGAAACCGAAACTCGTAGTGCTGAACGGCGACATTCTCGATGGCGCTCGCATCTCTCGCCACGCGCGCATCATGTGGGAGAAACAGCCGGAGCTGAAGGACGAGATCTATGCGGTGCAGGATCGATGTGCAGAGATCGAGCGGGCCGCGGGCGGCGCTGCATTCGTGCGCACGATCGGCAACCACGATGCAAGGTTTGAGAACTACCTATCCAGCCGGGTGAGCGAGTTCGAGGAGATGACCGGCATGACGCTGCTCGATTACCTGCCTCGCTGGCGGGCGGGTTGGGCGCTGCACCTCAACCACGGCACGAAAGGTTGGACTGCAATCCGGCACAGGCCGGTCGCTGGCGGCATTCATTCTGCCTACAACTCGACGCTCAAGGCTGGCGTGAACTACGTTCACGGGCATCTGCACAAGCTGCAGGTGACGCCGTGGGCTGAC